ACTCCGCCACCCCCGCCGCCGCTGCCGTCGTTGAGATCGATGGCGATGGTGACGTCGCTACTTACCTGCACATAGCGGGCGGCAGCGCGGGCGGCCGGTGTCTCATCCAATGCGACCACCAGCCAACCACCGTCCACCGCAGCAGCGAGGAAGCGCTGGGTAGCCATATGCGCAGTAGCAAACACCGCCTGCGGTACCAGCGCGCGATCCAGCAACAGCGCTACTTTTGGCGCAGCCGTCTGCTCACCGTCCCGCGTGAGCTGTAGCGTCACTGCACGAGTAGCCAAACCCAGGTCAAAGGGGATGATCACCGGATCTACATAGTTCATAGCTACTCCCAGTCAGCCTGGTTGAGGCTCATGAAAAACGCCTCGTCGAAGCTCCAGCTGCTGAGAGGCATCCACTGCTGCGAGTTAGGCAGAGTCACTGGCGTCACACGGGACTGCCAGACATTCGCCGCGCCGAATAGCCCAACGATCTGAGAAAGCGCGGCGCCACTCAACGTCGCCTCACTCACCAGCCCCCGCAGATACCCGCATACCACAGCCCGATCAGCGCTCGTGCCGGCCGAAAGCCCAGCGCCCCAACCCAGAAGTCCAGCCCGCACAGGCGTCAGCCGAGAAGGCTGAACTCGCGAAAGAGAAGCAGATTCGTATGCGCGTCCATAACGGGCCGGGCTCGCGGTATAGCGAGGCGTTACCCCTTGGTCCACGAGCCCCGTAAATGGATTTCGCAGCGACATACCCACTTGCCCCTGCCGGCCAAGGTACGGGTTGAATCCTGATGGGTTGCCACCAACCACACAAAAGCCCACATCATCCAGCGGAGTGATGTAGGCCCCCACATAGATGGCGGCGGATGTGGATGCGGACCCATTATCCGCCGTCCCTGTCCCCGAACAAAACATCACCGTGAACGTGTGCTCGTCTGCCACCGCGAACCAGTGCGGGTTCAGGCCACTCAGGCCACCCAGCCAAACACCGCAGCGCTCCGTCGTAGACTGCCCGTCGAACCACGGCCCGCTGCGCCGGTTGTACCCTGACGGGAGTGCGGTGGTTCCATCCGTGACGGTCTCCATGATGTAAATTTCACTGCGATTAGCGGCCGCCGTAGACGCTACAAACGCCACCACCCCCATGCCATTACTGAAGCTGAAGCCGAGCCCATCTACGGACTCGTGAGCCAGCGTCCAGCCAGCACCACCCTTGGCGCCATAGCCGGTGACCAGGCAGGCCCCCAGCAGCTGCCGCAGCCGCTGGAAGTTCTGCCCGGTCAGTATCGGCGCCCCAGCATCCAGGCTTGAATACATTCGCACAGTCATCAGTCCGCATCCCCCCGAACCTGCAGTTCGAACTTGTCATCGTCCACCGTGCCCTGCCCACTGATGACGGTGCGGATGCACCACATCGGGCCAAGCGCCGAGTCTGTGTTAAATCGCACGGCGTTACCCGCCGCCCAACCGGAGCCCCACCCCTGCCACGGGATCGTGAAATAGGGCTGCCCGGTCAGCGCGTTGATGGGCGCGCAGTCTGTGCTGGTGTTGCCAGTGGCGATCACGCCCAGGCGTTCCTCCACCACGTTGAACGCCGTGGCCGAGGTGAACACCAGCGCCCACTTGCCGGCGATGCCGCCCGCGTTGGTGATGATCGGCGGATAGCTCAGCTGGTTGTATTGCGCCGTGGTGGTGTTGCCGATGGGTGCGTCGGTCCAGTTCGGCGCGCCCTGGCTCCAGGTCTGCTGCGCGAACCAGGTGTGAATCCGCGCTTGCAGGTCGCCCCAGGCCACGGCGCTGCTCACCATGGCCTCGCCGGCAGGCAGTTCCCACGGCAGCGGGGAGCTGATACCCAGCGCGCCGGTAATCTGCACCTCGGTGCACAGGGCCATGTGCTCTACGCGGTCCCGCACGAGCAGCGGCAGGCCGAGTGGGTTGCCCGCCTCGTCCTGCAGCACCAGCGGGTTCGCCCAGGTGACAGTGCCCAGCTCGCGATCAGCCGTGAACGAAGCAGCGCGCAACACTGTGCCGGCACCGTCCACCACCTCGATGTCAGCATGCTGCACGCGGTCGAGCTGCAGCGTGCCGCCAGCAGTCGGCGATGCCACCACCGTTTCGGCGGTGTGGTGAATCACCAACACGTCGCCATCGCGGTACACCGGCACACGGCCATCGGCCGGCAGGCGCACCGGGTCAAGACCCAACAGACCGGCATCGAGCGGCAAGCGCGTTTGCACCACGGCGTTATAGCGCAGCAGCAGCGGAATCACGGCGATGTCGCTCGCCCCGGTGTCATCGTCCGGGTCTGTCGTGAATGTCAGCCGGGTGATGCCGGTCGTTGCGTCGACGGTGCCGCGCACAATGCCGCTATCGAACTCGCCGTTGAGGTTGCTCGCAGCGGTCACCACCTCGGCGGTATCCGCCCGCACCGCCGTGACCTGCATGCTACCGGCGCGCAATGGCGCACCCGGGGTGCGGTAGGTCGCAGCGGTCACGCTGAAGCCCACAGCCGCTGTCAGGCACGCCAGCAGGGTCACGGCGCCTGTCGCATTACCGCCATAGCTGTTGATCGAGACGGTGCGGTCGGCATAGTTCACCGCCCCCACCGCCACGCCGCCGTTGGTGTTGCTGGCAACGTCGCGATACAGGATGCCGGAGCGGTCGCAGTAGACCGAGCCATTCCAGCTAAACAGCAGGCTGCCCGGCACGATGGGTTCGGCAATACCCGGCAGCAGCTCAACGGTGATCGGCGGCTGCGCCTGGCTGGCGGTTTGCGGGTCCGTGCTCACGCTGTCGGCCTGGGCTGAGTGCTCGACGGTGCCGCCGAACGATTCGCGCAGCTGCACGTTGGTGGTCACCAGCACCGGCTCGGTTGCGCGCCCGCTAATGACATTGCGCTTGCTGCGGGTGCTGTAGGTGTACTCGGTGTAGTCGTACAGCGCTGCAACCTGCAGCGTCACCTGGCCGGTGGTGTAGTTGATGCTGCCCGCGCGCCCGCCCTGCCAGCCGCCGTTGCCGTTATCGTTGGCCACGTTCGAGATATCGCGATAGCCGTCATACACCGGCAGCACGTTGCCCGCCTCGATCACGCCCCAGTTGATGGCCGGGGCGGCCTGGCGGCGCGTGGTCATCCAGTTGACGCGCACAGACCCCGGCTTGAGCGGCGCACCGGGAATGGTGAACGTCGCCATGCCGCTGCCGTCGCTGGTCACTGCCAGCGCACCGCTGTCGACAGCGCCACGCTCCCATGCGTAGGCAATGCCGCCCAATGGCGTAGCACTCAGCACCATCACCACTTCGCCCGAGGCGTAAGCAATGGTGCCGGTGCCGCCCGTGCCGCTCAGCACGCCCTGGCCGTTGTCAGTGAGCGTGCGCACGGTGCCAGCGGTGAAGTTGGCCAAGAACGACCCCGGCAGCACCCCGCCTTCGGGCAGGGTGTAGCGCACCTCAAGCTTTGGCACGACGCTGCCGCCAGAACGCTCAGTGATCGCGTTGTCAGCCGAGCTGACGTAGCTGTAGATCAGCGAGCTGCCCACGTCCGGCAGTGCGTCGAGCGTCAGCGATACCGAGCCGGTGGCGAACGATATGGTGCCAGCACCCTCGCCGGTCAGCAGGCCGTCGCCCTGGTCGCGCAGTTCGTACCATTTGCCCAGGGCCATGAAGCTGACAGACAGCGTGCCAGCACGCGGCACGGCGCCGGAGAGATTCAGGGTGTAGACATAGCCGCGATTGCCGAGGGTGATTTCGACTTCGCCGGTAATGGTGTCGCCGGTCGCGGCGGCGCCGGGGCGATAGGTGCCGTTCGCGCTACCCGTCCAGCTGGTGCCGGTACGGGCCAGGGTAACTTCGCCGGTCTGGTAATCCACGCGGCCAGAGCTGAGCCAGTTGCTGCCGCTCACGTAGCGCAGCCCGCCCTTGCTGTCGTCGCTGTACGTGCCGCCGTTAGCGACGATGGTCAGCGTGCCCGGCGCACAGCCGGTACCGAGGAACGTGCGGGATTCGCCCGCCAGCGCGCCGGCAGCAACGGTGAGCGCAACCGAACGAGACGGCCCGGCCGGCACGTAGATCTGCCGCTGATAGCCGCCCAGCACGTCCACCAGGGCGCTCTCTTTGGTGGTGCTCGGCACCAACTGGCTATAGACGGACTGCACACGCAGATTGAGCGCGCCCTGCGCCACGGCCTCGGCCAGCGGGCTGATACCGTAGTAGCGGGCAGCATCGGCTACCTGGGTGCTGAGTACACGGGCCTTGGCCGCGCCGCTCAGCGCTGTCGACGAAGTGCCGGCAGGAGTAACCTGGCCACCTGGGAACTCATTCAGCAGCGGCGCGCTGATGGACAGATCAAGCCGGCGCCGGGTGAAGTTGACGAAGTTGCCGTTGCCGTAATCGAATGTGAATTGCTCGAGGCGAGCGTCCACGCTGGTTAGGCGCACGTATTGCGATGCGCTGGCGGTTACCAGCTGGAACACCTCGCCGATCTCCGGCACGCGCTGTTCTTCGCGCTGCACGCAGGCGATGGCGCGCTGGCCGGCAAGCTGAGTGCCCAGCAGCTCGAACTGCGCGGTGGTCGCGGCGGCCACATAGCTCTCGATAGCGTTCTGCGCGTCGCGGCGCTCGTCGATCTGGCTGCCGGTGTTGAACAGCAGCACGCTCACACGCGGATCAGCCGGGGCCTTGGTGACGATGGAATGCGCACCCAGGTAGGCGTCAGCGTTCTGCGTCATCGGCCCGCCGAACAGCTTGCGCAGGTTGATGCGGCCGGTGGTGCGGTCGAGACGGCTGATGTCGGGGAACACGTTGTTCACTTCGCCATCGACCACGGCGTTGCCGGTGGCGCGGCCGCCGCCGTCGTTCTCGTCGGTCAGGCGCTGGCTTTTCAGCAGCTTTACGTCAGTTGCGGCAATGGTCATGCCATCAATCTCCAGGCAACAAAAAGCCCGCACGGGGCGGGCTGTCAGGGTTCGGGGTCGGGTTCCGGCTCAGGGTCGGGCGGCGGTGGTGGTGGCGCGACGGTGATCAGGCGCAGGGTGAGCTGATAGAGCCAGTCAGGGCCTGGCGCGACGGTGCGGTGTACAGGCACGGCCTGAACGACAGGGCCGGCGACTCGGTTCCACGTCACATAGTGCTGATCGCCGCTCGGCAGCGTGAGCAGGTGCACGGCACTCGGCACGCTGGCCATCGCTTCAAGTGCACGCACGGTCGAGAGCGGGAACCAGGCCCCGCCGTTGCTGCTGAGCGTGATCGGGCGGCCGTACAGCTTGACGCCTTCCTGCACGATCAGCGCACCGGTAAGCGAGCGTTCCTGCTCCTGCTCGATGGCGTTCCAGTCCCACTCGTCTACCCACTCCATCTGCTCGCCGCCCAGCTTCGGATCGGCAGCCAGGTCGAGGCTATCCAGGGTCAGTTGCATTACAGGCTCCTCAAGCCGGCTTGTTCGAGAATGCTCAGCAGGTTGGTCTCGGCGGCATCACCGCTCACCGACACATCAACAGCAGGGCGGCCCGGAATCTCCAGGCGAATCACCTTGCTCGGCGTTTGCGCGGCCTGCTGTGCAGCCGGCTGGGTGGCCTGCTGCGCTTCCATGCGCTTTTTCTGTTCCTCTGCCTGCCTGGCCTGGGCGCTCTCGGCCTCGATCTGCCGCAGCAGGCCAAGCGCACGACTGGCGTTGGCCACCGCCTGTGCGTCACCGCCTGCCTGTGCCTCGGCCAATTGCGCCTGCAACTCGCGCTGGCGAGCGGCGAACCGGCGACGCTCAATGTCGTCTTGCCGGCCCTGTAGCCCGTCCAGCTCGTCCTGTAGGCTCTCCAGCGTGCTGCGGGTCGAGTCGCCCATCTGCTTCATGCGCTGGTTGGCGGCCTCGATAGCCGACTCCAGCCCACTCAGGTCGGATTCATCCAGCAGGCTCAGCGCGTTCTTCATGCCGCTTGCACGGCGCACGAACTGCTGCGCGGTGAGCGAACCGCGCTCATAGTCACGCATCAGCGATTGCAGACTGGCCTTCTGCGACAGAAACGCCTGTTGCGTCTGCAGGCTGGCCTGCTGGGTTTCAGCCATCCAGCGGGCCAGGCTGCTTTGCATCGGCATCGCGAGGGCGGCGCGCACGTCACCCAACGCCTTGGATACCGACTCCAGGCTGGTGCGCGTTGCATCCAAGCTGCTGGTGTCGATGCTCGGCGCGGCCGAACTGATGCCTCGCAGCCGGTCGAACGCCTCAAGGGCTGCCCGGCCTAGCGCCGCAACCGGCTCGCGGGCGCGGTTCATCACTCCGTTGTAGAAGTCCTCCATGGCGGACATATCGCGCTGCGCGTCGCTGGACTCTTTCCGGCGCCGCTGCATCGCTTCATCGCCGGCCTTGCGCTCGGCTTCCATGCGCTTGCCGCTCTCGCGGCGTAGCTGCTCGCTGGTGACGATGGCTTCGCGATCAGACTTGTTCTTATCGTCCTGGGCCTTCTTGCTGCCCTGCAGGGCCTGGGTCAGTTCCTTTTGGCGCGCGTTGAGTTTGGATAGCTCGGCGTTGTACTGAGCCGCCGTCACCTGGCCGGTGTTGTAGAGACCTTGCAATGCTGTACGGATGGCGGCGATATCGCGATCCGTCTTGGCATCGCTGATGGCGCGCTGCACGTCGGCCAGGGATTTGAGGCTTTCGGCCGCAACACCAACGGCGCCGGCCATGGTCTTAGCAGCGCCACCCAGCTCGGTCAGCCGGCGATTCAGCTCGACGGAACTGGCCGAGTATTCCTGCTGGCTGATATCGCCACGCTTGTAGGCGGCATACATCTCATCGCCGACCTGGCGAAGTTGCGCGACCGTCTTGGCAGTGCTGATCTGATCCAGCGCGCCCTGCATTGAGGTGACAGCCTGCCGCACGAAGTCGGCCTGGCTGACAGTGTCCAGCTTGATGGTCTCGGTCACCTCGGCCATCTTGGTCTCGGTGCTTTCAGCAATGCCACCCATGGCCGCGTCCCAGGCCGACTGGATGTCTTTACCGTCCTGCTCAACCTGAGCCACGAAACCAGCGGTGAGCCCGTCCAGCGACTCACGCGCAGCACGCACCGAGTTGCGCAAGCGCTCGCCACCGAGGGCATCGGGTAGGCGCTTGGCCACCTCATCAACCAGCCCGAGCACCTCACTCATCTTGCTAGTGACCGCGGCAGCCACCAACGAGAGCCCGGAGGTCAGTCCATTGAACAGCGCACGAAACGGCAGAACGAATGCGGCAAGCTTCTGCTGGGTTTCGTCCAGGTGCTGCCCGAGACTGCTGAACCAGGCCGCAGCGTCATCGGTCGCCTTCTGAAAGTCGATATCCAACAGCTTCTTTGCGAATCGCTCAGCCCATTCAACCCCTTGGATGAAACCCTTGCTGAGCCCTTCGGCCAAGCGATCCAAGCGGCCGTCGCTGGCCATCTGGTCAAGGTAGTTACTGACATCCACCAGCTTGCGCTGCATGTACTCAAACGCGCCGGAGTTGGCCACCCGGCTGGCGAAGTCACCGAAGCGGTCAGTGATGCCCTTGAGCAAGCCCTGGAAAGTGTTCATGCGCGCTGCAGCGGCTGCACCGCCGTAGGCTTCGGTGAGCATGTCCATGATGATGGACTGGGCTTCGGCCATCCGGCCGGTCGCTTCCAGCTGCTTGAGTAGCCGCTGCTGGCCAGCCTCGAGCGTGAAGCCTTGCCGCCCCAACGCGGCCATGGCCTTCGACGGTGACTGCAGTGCGCGGCCAACAATCTCGGCCGACTGCTCTGCGCTGATGCCTAGGCGCTGCTGCTGATCGATCACGATCTGCAGAGCACGCGGGAACTCATTCGCCGCCACGTCCGTGTACGACAGCAACCGAGCTTGAGCCGACTGCACTTGCTCGGCAGTCAGCATCGAGCTGGCTTCCATGGCATCGGCCATGTCCAGCAGCTGCTGTGTCGTGAACTCGGCTTGCCGGCCGGTAGACGCCAGCGTGGCCTCCAACTGAGCCAACGCCTGCTGCTTGTCGGAGCCGTCCATCGCAACGGCGCGGATGCCCTGCGACATCAGCGATAGCCCACGCTGAACCAGGCCCATGGCTGCATTGAGGGAGATATAAGCAGCAGCGAACGCCAGCACCTGCTTGGCGCCTGAGCTCATCGCCCCTTTAAGCGATTCAACCCTGGAGCCGTGCTCGGCCGTAGCGCGTGCCGCTGCTGCTTGCTCGCGTTGGGCGATCTTGAGTTGGGCGTTATTGTCATCCAGCGCACGACGGGCCTTGTCCACCTCACTCGCCAGGCGCTTCTGTTCATCGCTCAAATTGTCGGTGTCGATACCAGCGGCCTTCGCCGCCTTCTCGGCCTCCGCCAATTGAGCAGTCCACGCACTCAACTGCTTGCGACTGCGATTAGCTTCGCGCTCAGCCAGCTGCAGAGACCGCTCCAGCCCGGCCGCATCTGGCGTTTTGCTCAGAGCCTCGCGCAGATCCACTACCTGCTTCTCGGCATCTTCAAGATTTCGCTGCGCCTGCTCGGTCGCGCGGCGTACCTGGGTCAACGACTGAGCCAGGCCAACCGTCTCTTTAGCATTGTCGAGCGCCTGGCCGAGCTGCTCGCTGGCATCCTTGAGGCTGCTCAACGCTGCCTCGGACTTTTTCGCAGCGGGTGAAAGCTCATCCTTGCCGCGCAATATGAAGCTGATCAAACGCTCTTTGATGCCGGCCATACTTTTCTCCGGGCAATAAAAAACCCGCCGAGGCGGGTTTGTTAAACCAATAAAAATTAAATTTTCAAATCAACAACAGTACAGAGTGAGCTAACCGCTTGACTGTGAATAAACCCCATATCAAACCCATTGAAAACCTTCCTACTACGGGCCTGGACAAGCTCATAAATAGTCCGTTTATTGCTATCAATTCGCGTACCACTTGGCCCCGAGTGAACACATTCGATCTCTATATCTTTCACATCGCGATAGCCATTATTAATGACAATAAAGTTAGCAACCATAAGTGTGTCGTGCTTTTTACCCCACTTATATTCAAGCTTTACGTCAGCCAGGGCGTCCTCAACAGGATCAGGCGCTCTGAAAGGCGGCGGCGCAGGCACTTTAGGCAAACTCTGACTTGGCGCGCTCGCAGCTGGAGTGCTAACAGATCGAGGCGGCGGTGGATTGACTATAACGTTAACAACCCCAATCACCAACATGGCCACAAAAAACCAAAGCACCCATCTGGTTTTCTTTTTTTGAGGCGGCGGTGGCGGCGGGGCCGGAGGGGCTAGACGAACTATTTGCTCACGCTGGGCAGCCAGTTCTTTTTGGAGTTTCAACGCAACAGCTTTTTCATAGAATGCGCCGCAGTCAGGGCATCTCAACGGATCACCAAAGGCAGACTGAGGCGCTTCATGTTCACAACTAGGACACTGCATCGGGCTTTCCCTCCCTTTGGATATGGCAGGGAATGTAGCCGATCAGCACCAACACCGAAACCCAGCACCTGGCTGGGTTATCGGCAATGCCTTGGTTTTGTGGCTAGCCTGGCGGGCGCTGAGCTGATTCGGCCAGCGCTAAGCGGCTGATCTCGGTCGCCATTGCCAGCCAGATCAGCGCATCCAGTGTTTTCGCTGCAACCACACTCGCACTGATTCCGCCGGGCGCCTGTTCAGCGCTGGCCATGTTGTAAAGCTCAGCCATGACGCTTTCGATACGCCCCAGCGCTTCCTGCTCAAGCCAGATGCCTGGGCCCCGGAAATCTCCAGCCTCCCAGCGCTGCCGCGCCAGTTCACGCGCGGTAACGAAATTTGGGTTGGTTGGGAACTGCACTACGCTTGCCATATCAACCCCTCGCTACAGGCCGAAGCACACGGCCCAGATCAGCCGCATCCTTCTTCAGTTCGTCGAGGATTTCCGCCTTCCAGCGCAGGGCTGTGACTGGCGCACCGTCGCTGTGTTGCCGGGCAGTGTCTTCGTAGCGCGCCCAAGGCTCGCCCTTGAGCGTATGCCGCCAGACTGATCGGCGCCCTTTGCGTTCCGTCTCCTGATAGCCAAGCCGCTGGAGCAACTTGTTGAATGACTGCGGCGACATGCCCACTCGTTCGCCGAGATCCTTTGGCGTGAAGTAGAGCGCGTCATTGCCAGAGGGTAAAGCCGTAAGGCCCAGCAGCTCCAGAGGGCCAACTCCAATCTGGCGCTTTACCAGCTTGTCAGCGTAGAAGCGGCCTTGGTTGTCCTTCAATCCCATCAGGTCGGCAACCCGCAAGGATTGCTCGGTCATGTCCGCTACGGTGGTGATCAGCTCAAGTCGGGTGGCTTGGAAATCCTTGAAGACACCCTGAGCGAACTCGGCTTGGCCACGCTGCTGCGTTACCACCGCATCGAAGGTACGGATGACCTGCAGGTGAAATCTAGGACTGATCCACATTGCGTAGGCATAAACCAGTTCCTTGCAGACGTACGTTCCTTGGTTCTTACCTCCCTTGATGGTCGATACCGGATTTTCGGTATCGCTTATTACGGGATTTCCGGTAGTTTCCAGCTCACCAATAAGCTCAACGGTTTGAGCGTTAGCCAACCAGTAGCTTGGACCGTGCCGCTTTTCGCCGCCTGACGCTTTATGCAGATCGTTCAGCGAGTAACGCCCTTCTGCATCCTGGCGAATGCCAGTACCAGCAATAATCAGCTCGCTCATCACTCAGCCCCCAACTTGGCCACGACCGCCTGCATCTGATCGATCTGGCCCTGCAGCAGCCAGAGCAGATTGGTGATGGTAGCGGGGTTGTAGGTGATGCCGTCGCGATCATGGATGCTGCCCATCAGCATGGTGACCAAAGCGCCGGAGCGCAGCAGCATGCAGTTGAGCAGATCATCGAGGCAGATGGGGTCGATATCGCCGACCAGCGCAAAGGCTGCCTCGGGCGTAACCAAAAACCGCCGCTGTTCTTGCCCAGCAGCCTGGGCCGTGCTAGCTTTGTTCACGCGAATCACCTCCAAACGGTTTGCATCCAAGCCCTGACGTTGCCGCGTCGGGGCTTTTTCTTGTGCGGTATTCATGCCGCCTCCTGTAGTTTTTTCGCCTGCTCCAGCCGATAAATGATCTCGGCATTTTGGCTGCGGACGTTTTCCGCAGCCTTCTCTTCAATCCAATCCTTCAATGGCTTCGGGAGCCGAATTTTCATTTGTGGATCGCTACGCTTCACAACTACCTCCATGCACCTAGTAGGTTCACAAAAACGATAAACCTATTAGGTTCATTGCGTCAAGGACCTATTTGATCCTAGATTGCGCGCATGAAACAGACAGACCCACAGATGAAGCTGCGCTTCCCTCCTGAGCTAAAAGCTCAAATCGAAGCATCAGCCAAAGAGAACAACCGCTCGATGAATGCGGAAATCGTCGCTCGCCTTCAAGAAAGCTTCACCGAGAAGCGTTTTACCGAAGGCCGTATGACGGCGCTGGAAATCAAGTCGCTCATGACCGAGATGACGCTGACGGGCACGATGCTTGGCTTGATGCAGCAGATACCGCGAAGCGAAGAATCGGATGCTCTCACTCAGCAGCTGATTGACCGCCTCGATGCCATGGGTGACGTTCAGGCTCGCCTTAGCGCCTTGATCGACAAATTACCGGTGCGCGAACCCGACGATGAGCTCTCACTCGAAAAACGCGGCGACACCCCATCCCCCACCGCCAAGCGCCCCCTGCGCAAGCAGTCCAGGCCGCTGGGTATGGATGAGGCTGAGTGGACAGCCAAGCGCATGAGAGAACTGGCAGGGGAAAACACCGGCCCGGACTATGACCCAGACCTCACGGTACCGACCACTGTAGAGCCCGCCAAAAAACCGGAACGCCGTATCAACCGGCGTGAAGAAGGCAAGTAGCCATCCCTGGCCCAGCAGCATCAAGCCGCCTTGTTGACCACTGCCATCTCGCAGAACTTGGAAATGCCTGCTTCGGTCACCAGCGGATCGGCCAGCAGTTCGGCGCTGGCTTCGAGCCGGAGGTATTCCTGCCCCAGGGCCGCCAGCTCCGAGATAACGCCCATTTTCACGCGGCGGGCACGCAGGCTGTAGGGCTCGCCGGTTTGCGCGTCGTTGAGGCCGGCGATGTAGATCTCCAGTTCGACCTGGCTGCCCGCCAGCATGTGGATGACGCCAGCCTTGAGGCTGGTATAACTCGCCGCAGCACCCGCCGTGGTGATGGCGCTGCCCGCTGGAATGATGATGCCGTGCGGGGTGAGCTGGTAGTCGACGCCCTGCTCTGCCGCTGCACCAGCTCCCTGGGCGACGGTGATGGTGAACGCATCGTCCGCTGCAAAGGCCGTACTGCCGGCCGTCAGGGTGAAGGCCAGGCCGCCGGCGTTGAACGGGGTGCCGACCTCACCGGTACCGACTGCCGTACTGCCCGGCCCGGTGACGGCGAACTCGGTCGCCGAGGTCAGCCCCACGTTGTAAGCGCCCACGCCTGCCGTGGTGACGCTGAGACTGTTCAGGGTACCGTTACCGACGTTGCCCAGAGCGGCTTCCGAACTGGCGGTCAATGCACCGGCACGGGTGATGGTGACGGCCTGGCTGGTGTCTGGCAGTTTGGCGAACGGCACCAGTTCACCGGCAACACCGCCAACGCGCAGCACTTCACCGACCACGCTGGCTGCTGCCACCTGAGCGATGGTTGAGCGGGTGACGCGGGCGATGTTGTCCGGCGTGAGGTCGTACATGCCGATGGTGGCAGTCACGTCGGTGATGCGCTCGCGCACGTTGCGGTTACCGCCGCCACCACGAAAGTTGGGCAGGGTCTGGCGGTCGGAGGTAAAGCCGATGTTGAAGGTGTCGCAGTTGCCGATGTCAATCAGCGGGTCATTGGTCTGGTAGCGGCGGGCATAGACGATGCCCTCGCCGATGAAGCTGCGGTCTTGCTGAGCCATGATGGCCTCCGATCATTTGAGGGACTGGATGTAGGTAACTTGCAGGGGCATGACGTGGTACGCCCAGTACCGCCCATCTCCAGGCGGCATAGGGGTTTCCGTGAGGTAGCCGCCCAGTTGCACGCCTTGGGCGGTCAGGCCGGCCTTGGGGCCAGCCGTGGCAGCCTTGATGCCCAGGCGCGCTGCACGCAGGACGGCGGCAAAGCCCCGGCGCTTGGTAACGGCGGTGATGTTCAGGGTGACGCGCTCGCGCACGCTGCCCGTTCCCACCCGCTCGACTTCCTCGGTGGAGCCGGGCTGGATAACGATGAAGTCATCCGGCAGGTTATCGTCGGCTTCGTCGAGCACACGCAGCACGCCGTCCTCGAACACCAGGGCGCCGAATGACTCGACACCCTCCAGGCAGGCGATCAGCTCCTCGACGATGGCGGATTGCATGTCGATAGGCATGGTCATGTCTTCACATAGAAGGTGATCAGATGGCCGTCATCTTCGGCAATGCCGTCGATGTGCCAGGTCTTGCCGTCCATGGCGAACGCGCCTTGGCGGTCAAAGGGCTGGAGCAGGTGCTTGCGCACGCAGTGTGTGCGCGCCCGACCAACGCCACCGCTGAATGCGTCCACCCGTTCCACGTCTTCTTCGACGATCACCGACAGATCGACCGCCAGCACCTGGCCGGAGCGGCTCAGGTAGGTGGCGGTGCCGTCGCTGAGGCTGTGCATCACTGCATCGTCGAGCGCGGCGATGCAGTCACCGAAGCCTGCCATGGTCAGATGGTCAGCTCGCGCACGGACGCCGGGCGGGTGCACAGGTGCAGCGGGTTCGACTGCGCCTCGCCTTCCACGCCTTTGCCGTACTTCATCATCTCCAGTTTGGAGTAGTACGGCATGCCCTCGGTGTTGACCGTCTCCATGTAGTCGGCTGGGGCGAAGGCGCTGATGAACAGCTCCGGCACGCCCATAGGCACGACATGCGCGCGGTCATCGGCAACAAAGGGGGTGTTACCGATCTTGCCCTTGTAACGCTCCCAGGTGATGCCGCCGAACTCGAACGGCTGGCGGCGATCACCCATCAGCTGCGCGGCGGCCTGCCAGTTCAGATAGGCCTCGCGCACGCTCTTGTGGGCGATGAGCTTGGCCCAGAGCACTTTGCCGCAGTACGCATGCGCGCCGGTGCTGGTGATGTTGCCGAGCACATCGTCTTGGGCATCGAGGATCTCGGCGCACTTGGCCGACACGTCGGTATCGGGGTTATCCAGCCCCAGGCTGAAGGCCTTGGGACGATTGATGCCGAAACGCTGGAAAATGTCGAACAGCACACTCGAGCCATCAGCATCGATTACCTTGCCCTTGATCGCGCCGATGCGCTGGAACTCGTGGGTGAGGTCGAGCTGGCGGCGGGCTTTTTCGATGCGCTTGTTCACGTAGGCCTGCACCTGCATCAGCTCGGTGAGGCTACCGCTCGCGCGGATACCCTGAATTTCGTCCGCCAGGATCTGGAAGGTCTCCGGCAGGTGCACGGTGTTGAACGGGATCAGGTCGCGTTTGTTGCCGGTGACCACCTGGCCAGTGCTGCCGCGCGGTGCGGCTTTGACCAGTTGCAGGGTCATGCCGTCCTTTTCGATCTGTACGACAGTGCCGGTGACGCCTTGCTCTTCGAAAAGGCCAGCGGCGGCAATCTGCCCCGGCAGCACGTGGTCGTCGTTGATGACGGTGAGCAGCGCGTCTACGCCGAACGCCTCGTCCTGAAAAATCGTGATTTCAGCCATGTTGGGCTCCTAGAAATGCGAAGCCCCGCAGGTGCGGGGCTTGGGGTGTTGGGGGTTAATGCGGTCGGCGATCAGGGGCGGATGACGATGCCTTTGGCCAGCAGGTCGGCGCGGCCGTTGGCATCCAAGCCGGTCAGCAGGCTTTCGATCACCTCGGCATCACGCATCACGCCAACGGCGCGCACGTCGTTGGTGGTGGCATCCACCGAGGCGAACAGGATGCCGCTGGCGGCGCGACGGCCATCGTCGGTGCCGTCATCGTCGTAGGCGGTGTATTCGCCAAGGTTGGCCAATACGGTCAGGGTGAAGCTGTCATCGACTGCGAAGTCGGTGGAGCCATCGCTCAGGGTGAAGGTCAGGCCGCCACCGGTGAATGCCTGGCCGACGGTGCCTTCGCCCACCACGGCGCCAGTCGGGTCGACCAGCTCGAACTTGCCGGCGTTTTCTGCCGCCTCGGTGATGGTGAGGATGTAGGGGCCGCTGATAGCCGCGCTGGTGACGGTCACCGAACCGATGGTGCCGTTGCCGGTGTTGCCGGCATCGGCGGCCGGCGTCAGTGCGTTGGCGGCGGTGATCAGGGCGATCAGGGTGCCAGCCTTGAGAATGCCGGAGCCGGCGGTGATGACCACCTCCTCGCGGCTGCGGGTGCCGTTGGCCTCCGAGAGGAGGAACTCGCCGGTGTAAACACCTTCAGTTTTGATCATGCTTTGTTTCCTCCTTTCGAGGCGTTATTGCGGCGGCGAGCGTAGACCTCATTCGCCGTTGGGGGCTGGTGGGCGCCGGCCTGGGGGCCATCGTCCACCGGGGGTAGGTTGCTGATTTCCACCTGGCTGCTGTTGGCGGCCAGCTTCTCGAACAGCTTCGCCTTGGCCTGTTCGCCGGTCAGCCCGGCTTCGATCAGTGCCTGGGCGTCATCCGGGCTCTTTGCTACCAGGCAGGCGGCGCGAACATCCTTGGCGCGGTTGAAGTGCGCATGTACCGCTTCGGCGCTGGCCAGGGCGCTGGCCTTGATCAGGTAGCTGACGCAGTTGCTCAGGCCGGCCGAGGCGCAGTCCGTTGCGAGCTTGGCTGCCAGTTCAGCGGCTTCCGGGGTGGTCGGTACCGGATCGGGTTCGGGATCCGGGGTTGGGTCAGGATCGGGGGTCGGTGCTGGCTCAACTTCGCCAACCAGGCGCAGCGCCGCTTCGGGCACGTTGCGGTAGCGGTTGAGGATCTTGCCCAGCGCCGCGTTGTTCACCAGCGGCGCAACCTCTCCGAACACCTCGTCGACGAAACCATGGGTCTTGGCCTCGCTGGCTGTGAGCCAGGTGGTGTCGTTGATCATGCGGCGCAGCTCGGCGTCATCGATGCTCAGTGCGCGGTGCTGGTAGCTGGCGACGATGCCTTCGAAGGCCTTGTCCATCATGTCGGCCATCTTGCGCAGCTCGTCGCTATCGCCAGCCATGAACGTCCAGGGGTTGTGAATCATGAACATGGCGTTGTCGGCCATGCGCACCTTGTGAGCGCCACACACGGCCACGCTGCCTGCGCTGAAACACGCACCGTCGATCTGCCCGGTGCAGCGCTCGCCCAAGGCGCGCAGCGTGTTGTGGATGGCGATGCCGTCGAAGAGGTCGCCACCGACGGTATCGAAGTGCACTAGCACTTCCGACACGCCATCGTCGATCTCTTTCAGGTCGCGGATGAAGTCGCCCGAGGTGACGCCCCAGAAGCCGATCTCGCCGTAGATGTAGACCTCGATGGGTTTGCCGCCCTCCTCGCCGGCGGCCTGGATGCTGTACCAGTGTTCGGCGTTCAGGTCGGGCGCGCCTTCAAGGTTGAGCATGCGCGGCTGGGCAAAGGCGTCGATGCCCAGGCCGCCCAGCATGACCGCCAGCGCCAGGCGGTTGGTCGTCATCTTCATTTGCCGTCCTCTTTATCCTCAGCCAGTAGGGCCGTGTCGGTGGTGTAATCGAGCCCGAGCTGCTTGGCCCGGGCGTTGTCGTCGGCGTTTTCCTGGTCGATCACTTCGGCGTCGTAGCCGCTGCGTAGCGCGTGCTCGCTGCGACTGGCCAAGCCGCCTTTGATCTCCAGCAGCTTGCCCTGTACGTCCTGCACGGGGTGCATGTAGGCCCAGCCTTGCGGCACCCAGCGCGTGCGTAGGTAGTCGCGCCGCTTGGCCTGGTAGTCCGGCAGTTGGATAGCACCAGAGAGCCATGCGGCATCAAGCCAGGCGGCACGAACTGGGCGACAGAGCTGGAACACGTAAACGCCGAACTGCAGCTGCTCAATGCGGCGGCGAAACTCGTTGAGCAGCACACGCAGCACGCGGTCGCTGATGTCGGCCATGTCGCCGGTCAACAGCTCGTAGGGCAGTTCGATACCCGCCGCTGCCGCCATCAGTTGCTGCTTCATGAAAGGCACGTAGGTATCGCCGGCACCTGGGGGTTCGGAGAACACAACCTCCTCGCCTTCGAGCAACTCCTGCATGGTGCCCGGCTCCATGGCCACCATCGGCGTGCCGTCGGAGTCCTTAACGACAGGCTTCCCTGTGAGGGGGTCAATTTCCGGAGTGAGCCCCTCAGGACGTGGCTTGGTGATGAAGCCTGCGAACAGATTCGCCAGCTCCTGCCGGAACAGCACGGCGTCGTCGTAGTTGTCCAACGACTTGAGCCGCAGCAGCACCGGCGCCAGGCGCGGGATGCCACGCAGTTGCCCACCTTCGAGCGGTTCGAAGATGTGCAGCACCTCGCTGGCCGGGATGCGGTTCAGCGTGTTGTAGCTGGTGCCCAGCGCGCGGGCGTCGCCGGGGTGGTTCTTCCACATCCAGTACGCCACGCGGCGCCCCACCTGGTCGAACTCGATGCCAGCCCGTACCACGTTGCCGCGACGGGTGACGAAGTTGCGATCCAGCGGCACGAACTCGGGCGGCAGGATCTGCAACTGCAGTGGCACCGCCAAGCCGTCCTCGGCTCGACGGTAGCGCAACCGCACGAAGCACTCGCCGGACTCTTCGACCATGCGCGCAATCAGCGCCTGCTGGCCGTAGAAGTCGGTGAGGTTGTCGGCGTCGGACTCGTCCGTCCAGTCGCTCCAGAGCTGGTTGATGGCACTGCGTAGCGCGTCATCCTTGATCTGTGCGCGCGGCGTGATGCCGGTACCGATCAGGCTGCTGACGCGTTTGCCGATGCCGCTGGCAGCCCAGGGGTTATTACGCACTGCCGCCTTGGAGCGCTTGCGTAGCGCCGGCAGGGCGGGAATGGCGATGGTGTTCAACGCGGCGTCGGGTGCGTCCCAGCTTTGCGCACGGCGACCTTGGCCGGCACCTTCGTAGCTGTTGACCACCTGCAGCCTCACTGGCTTGGCTCGAACTCGATAGCCCATCACGCCCCCTTGCCACGGCTGTACAGCCGAATTTGCCGTGGCTGGCCGACGCGGGACTCGCGGGCTACATCAGCCTCATATTGCGACTCAAGGTCACGCAGGCTTTCGAGCCGCGCCCTATCCAGCCGCCGGTCACCTTTGCTGACGCTTTGGCCTTTGCTCAAGATGTCGCTGATCGCCGCCCGGACCTCATCCAGGCGCTGTTGTGCGCTTGCCATGGGCAGCCCTCACGTCATCGTTTCAGGTAGGCGCTGCGGGATACCCGGCGCGTTGGTGGTTGTGGTGTTGGCTTCGGCAGCGGCGGGGTGGCTGCCTTCTCGGCATCCTCCTGCAGGGCGGTGACGTTGCTGCTCGCGGCTGGGTGCGCAAAAAGGCTTCCCTGACTCACCGCAGCGCGCAGTTTGCTCCATTCGCCCTGGTGGTAGCGGTGCAGCCCCAGGAACTGGGCGGCGGCCTGGTTGTAAACCAGAAGGTCGAGCACTTCGTTGCGCTCGGCCTTGCCCTTTACCCAGACGGTGCGCTTGTAGCCCTTCACGTAGACGGTGATTTTTCGCTCTGCCACGGCCTGGTCGTAGAACTCGTCGGGCAGGTCTGTCGAGAAGTGCAGTGCGCCAGGGCCATCGGCGAACGGGTAACGGTTGTAGATCCAGTCCTTCGCCGTGTCGGTACCGATGATCCAGAGTTCGGCGCCCTGCTTCTCGGTTTGGCCGTTGTACGTCACATCGACTTTCGAGGGCCGCTGCGCCAGCACGGGCCGGCCTGGCTTGCTTGCCCCCTTCACCGCGAACACTTTCCGCCAGCGCCGCAGCCGGGTGAACTGGTAGACCTCATCGGTGTGGTGGCCACCGGAGTCAACCGCTGCTGCGCAGATGGCCAGTTCCACACCAGAGGCGTGCCGGTAGCGGCGCTTCAGTTGCTCGTCCAGATCCAGCCAGGTGCGCTGCAGTGCTGGGTCACCCGGCACGACAACGTAGTCGACCACCCAGCGCTCCAGCCCCTCGCCCCAGCCGATCACCAGCATTTCCAGGCGGTTGTGCTGCACGTCGACAGCGGCGGTGAGAATGAGCGCACCTTGCGGCACCGTACCCAGGCGGTAATCCTCGGCGCGGGCCTTCAGCTCGCTGGCCTTGGTCATCTCCTGTGCGGCGTCCCACACCAACGCCAGTCGGGTGTTGTAGAACACCTGCATGGGTTCGTTGTCGCCACGGTCGGCAGCGACCTTGGCCTTGTCGTACTGCTTGGCCAAGCTCGCCCAGGACAGCCAGCCCAACGGCGAATAGAGCGCGTTGAGGTGGAAGCCCACGGTCTCGCCATCACCCTTCGCGGTGGCGCGCCACTCGCCAGCCAGCAGCATGGCCGTCTTGTGGTGTTCCTCGATCAGTGCGCCGCACTCGGCGTTGCTGCAGAGGTAGTCGACGCGCTTGTAGTCGTCGGTCCACTTGAGGTTGGCCCACTCCAGCACCTGGTGCTGCCCACAGTGCGGGCACGGCACGAAGTAGCGGCGCTTGTCGCTCTGTTCGTACAGATCGTCAATGCGCGAGGCGCCTTTGATCGTCGGCGAGCTGGAGAAGTAGTACTTGGCCTTGCGGCCGAACGTGGTGCCGCGCGCTTCAGCCAGCTCAATGGGGTCGCCTTCGCTGTCTACGTCGACATCCCAACGGTCGATCTCGTCGCCGTAGATGTAGCGCGCAGCCAGCTCTGCCAGGTTGGCGGCCGAGCCGGCGGTGGTGCAGTACAGCGTGCCGCCTTCGAACTCCTTGGTGTCGAGAGTGTTGCGGGCATCGCGTGAGCGGGGCTTGGCCACGCGCTTGCTGAGTTCCGGTACCGCCTTGATCGTTTTGTCGATCCGGCTGGAGACCCGGCGGGCCAGCTTCTCGCTCGGCAGCAGCGCCAGGATGTTGGCCGGTGCCATGTGAATGTTGCCGCCGATCCAGTTGAGCGCGATCTGCGTCTTCATCATCTGCGAGGCGACCATGGTCACCACGCGCTTGCAGGGGTGCAGCGGTGACAGGCAGCGCATCGGCTCGCGAGCGAAGGGCGTGCGGTCGGTGTGGTACTTGCCAGGCTCGGCGGCGCCGGTGTCCTTCGGAATGCGCTGGTACTCGTCGGCCCACTGGTCGATCCACAGTTCCGGATCAAGCTCCAGGCCTCGGTGATATGCCGCCCGGTACGTGGCAGCACCGTCGGCATACGCGTGTTGCATGGCTAGTTCGGCTCCTTCGCCCCCTGTTCAATCTCGGCGTCGTGCTGCACCAGGCTGGCGGCATCCTCGAGGACGCCTCGCAGCAGCTCGGTGAGCTTGCGTTCCATTTCCCAGGTGTCGGTGATGGCGATCAGCTCGCCAGCGATCTTTGGCGGCAGACCGAGGATCAGGTCGCGCAATGTGCGCGCGGTGTTGAATGCAGCGGTGTCGACAGCCTTGCGCTCGACCAGCTCGCCGCGTCCCTTGAGGAACTCGTCCTCGGCCAGCTTGGCGAGGTAGTACTCACGATGAGCCCTGGCCTTCTGATAGTCGGGGGCTCCTGCGGATGGCAGGGACTCGGCGGCCGGGGTCAGGTGGGCGTGCACGCCCTTCTCGACGCGCCCTTGCTGGTGCCGCTCGGCGACTGCGGCCTTGCTGGGGTCAGCGGTCTCACTCAACAGAGCAAGCGTTTCCTCGACGAGTACCTGCTTACCGTCTTCGGTCAGTACCAGCCGCCCTTGGGCTGCCAGCTTCGACACATAAGGCCGAGACCAACCCTGGCTATCCGCGAACTCTGACTTCTTCATGACCGTCATGAATTCACCTATTAACCAGAATTGCCCCGGGGATTAACCGAATTAACCCCAATTAACTAACCTCCAACCCCACCCACTAGCGCGAGAACGGGGCTCAAATTACCCTTGCCACCCTCGCCGGCCCAGGGGCCCCGGCCTGTCCTGTAGCACGCCACTGGCGTTAGCGGCGCCGCCGGCTCGGCAGGTTGGGCAGCCGACCAGCCAAGGCATCAACGATGGCCTTGTCGATGTTGGCTTCAAGCTGTGCGTCGTTCTCTGCGACCCGGCGCACCACGTCATGGAACTTGAAGCGCTCGCGGTACTGCGGCTGGCGGACGAAGGCGAGCACCATCGCCACGTTCTTCCCGCGTCGCTCGGCAATGCCGATGGGCGTCTTGCCGCGCTTCATCACGAAGAACGCAACCGCGTGCCCCTTACGCAGGGACCGCCGGCTATCAGTCGCAGCGTTGTCCGAACCCGATAGCTTCATCGCCTTCAGGCCCGACAGAATCTGCGTCATGTGTCCCTTCTGGATATTCCCGTAGGCATCCAGCCGAGCACCGGCGCCCGGTACTACGAAGCGGCCAGCCGGCAGAATCCCCGACTCGCGCAAGTACTTCTCCGACCGGCGCGTGATCCGCTCGCCACCAGCGACTTGCGGCAGCAGGTAATCCTCGGCACTGAATGGATTCTTGCCCGTGCCCTGATCCTGTACCCACACCGCCGCTTCAGGGTCAGCCGATGGCTTGGCGTGGATGATGCGAATCGAGTTGAGCGCCCACGGCGTCGGCCTGGGGTTGAACACATCTTCCATCTCAGCCCGCAGCGCGATGCGCGCCTGGTTCGCCGTATGGTTCAGCGCATCCGCCAGCGCCCGAGGTGCGAGCCCAGCGCCAAGCTTTTGCAGGGCAGCCAGCGCATCGTCCAAGTCACGGGCGTTGATGCTGCCCTTCACTCGCCCGTCTCGCGCGGCGGCACATCACACACCCCCGCCCGCTTGGCCAGCCAGCGCTCATACAACCCGCTGGCTACGTCAGCGCCCATGGTGGCAACCACGAAGCCGATGGCCGCAGCAACCAGCACATGTGCGCCGGCCGCCCAGATCAGCAGTAACGTACTCAGGCCAAACACAACCGAGGCCCCGGCTCTGAGCGCAACTCGATAGACCAGATCCCAGCCCCGCAACCCAGCCTTGTCCGCGCGCCACATCTCGCCGCTGAATCCAGCGACGATGGCGATAACCACAACTACCCAAATGGGCAGCTCAGCCAAGGCCTGCTGTTGCTCTTGAGTCATAACCGCACCTCACAGGCCAGAATAAAAAACCCGCGTGCCGCGGGAACGGCTGCCGCCCCTGCCACGGTAGCGTCAGCCAGAAAAGACAAAGCCCCGCAAGGCGGGGCTCTGAATCCGAGTCGGGTCTCGGGTTGTGCGACACAGCACGTGGCGCTCTGTTGCTCGGTAGGCGTACCTATCGAATCGTGGTGACTTTGTACCCCCCGAGTGACAAACCGAAAAGTCCCTTTTATGGGTTATCCCAGCCGGCGCCCTTCGGAGCCTTGCCGGCGCCTTATGGAGCCTAGTCGCCCGACGAGCGGTCAACCTTCAACTCAAGGCCACGCCCGCGATGGGCCGCATCCGCCTGCTTCAACGATGCCCGGCGCACACGGTCGCCATCCCGGCGCGACTCCCGCCGCATCACCGTCAGCTTGCCCTGGCGTTCCAGCAGCCCGGCCTGCAGGCGCTCATGCAGCACGCCCACCTGCCGGTAGTACGCCCGCCGCCCGGCATCGCCGCGCCCCAGCTCCAGCGCATCCACCTGCTCGGCGATGGTCAGCCGGGGTTCGTTGCGGTACCGCGCATAGGCCAACCGCACCAGCGCGCTTCCGCCCTCCAGCCGCTCGATGCCGTACAGCACCTGGTTCACCTCAGCCGCTGCGTAATCCGGCCCGGCGCCGGCAACCAGCAGCTTCGCGCCATACACCCCGCCACGCGGCGCACAGCCGGCGAACTCGACGATGGTGCCCATGGTGCTGGGCAAACCGCCCCCATGGCCGTTCTGGGCAAGCTGCTCGCCCCAATGCCTCAACAGCGTCTCGATAGCCTCGATCATTGCCCGTCCCTCGCGCCAAAACCGCAACCCAACACAAAAACCGCTAACCCTACACACACCCAACACACTAAAACTTCAATAAAAACAAAGACTTTAGAGCGTCTGTGTAAGGTGTGTAAGGTGTGTAAGGTTTTCAGAGCCTCGCGTAAGGAAATTTTCGAAGGGTTCAGGGCCGTCAGATAGGTGATACAGCGTGCAATTTTTTTTCGCACACGCGCGCGCACGCGCATAAACCTTACACACCTTACACACTCGTCTAGAACCCGCGTGGTTACTGGGCTGAAAGTGTGTAAGGTTGCGAAAACAAGCCTACACAGTGCCAACACACCCAACACACTTTTAGGCGCACTCATGCTGCAGCCGCCTTGACGTGATCCCACGCCTCCACGTTCCAGCCGCACAGCTTCGCCTTGGCACGCCACGCCTGCACATGCGCCCCAAGCGCGGCCGCCTGCATGGATGGTGGCAGGAAGGCTGACTCATCCCTCGGTATCAAAAACGCCGCAAACCGTCGCGTGCTGCCCTCCGTCCAGGGGATCGCCCGCGTCTTGTCCACCCCCAGCGTCTCGATGAACAGGCTGAACTTCGTCTGGCTCATCCGGTGCTCACCATTGCGCTGGCACCACTCCACGAACATCGCGTACAGATCAGAGCTCAGGCACCCGCCCCACAACCCATCGCCCAGCTCGCCCAGGCGCCATAGGTTGGCGAACGTCTGCCACGGCGCCCTGCTCAATGCCACCAGGCGTTCGCGTGCCGGCGTCACGGGCGGCTTGGTCTGCTGGTCGAAGTCGCCCAGGTCATACGCCAACAGCCACGCATAAAGCGCCTCGACGCCACCGTTGGCCAGCTCCTGCTTGATCGCCATCTGCCGAGCCGCAGGCAGCTTCTCCTCCGGCCACATCACCAGAAACCGGCGGTCGCTGTCGCTGATCGGCCACGGCACGATCTCGTTCGAGAGAAACACCGCATTCATGTGGCTGGCTTCCTCCCAACCGTTCACGAACTTGCTCTCGATGCGCACCGTCTGCCCGGTGATCAACTGCTTGATCTTGCCCACCTGGTTGTACTTCTGATCGCGGCTCACAACCTCCTCGAACACCGCCCACAGCTTGCCGCTCTGCCAGGCGTTGAACGAACCTTCCAGCTGCGTCTGCCCGACCGTTGCCGAGTACTGCCCGTACAGCATCCCCATCACCACCGAAAACAGCAGGCTCTTGCCCGAGCCCTCAGTGGTCGAATGCATCAGCACCGCCGTGTCCATCTTTGCCCCGCTGTGCTGCAGCGGGTACGCCAACCAGCGGCACAACCAATCCGTCGCATCCTCAGCGTGGTTACACAGAAAGCTGATCAGCCAGATCAGGTTCGCGCACTTCGTATCATCCCGCTCAGGCGTCAGCGGCAAGCCCTCATAGGTGTTGATGTACACCTCGGGGTCATGGCTCATCGTCGGGTCAAACACAATGTGGTTCATATCCACCACACGCCGATCCGGGCTGTTCAGCCACAGGCTGTAGGCATCGCCCAGTGCCATCTTCACCGCGCCCTCGGCCACACGGCGCTTCTTCGCGTAGTCCCACACGTCCTTGGTGCCGTCGATGTACACATAGCGTGTCAGCATCGGCATCTTCAGATCGCCAACAGCCTTGCCCGCCAGTGCCTGGGCACGCTCGATTTCCTTAACCCAGTCCTCGCTGACAGTCTTCTTGCGCTTCGGGTCGGTCTCGGCATCCCACTGCTTGAACAGATCCTTACCGATCAGCGCCTGAAACGCGGCCTTCTTGATCCGCTTGCCGTTATCCACGTCCCAGGCCTGCGTGGTGCCGACGATCAACGCGAAGCGTCGGAGCAGCCCCTGGATATGGAAGCCACCCCCCGCCCCCCCGGTGGTGCTGCTGCCGGCCGGCGCGCCGCAATCCGAATCGGTAGGGGGCGGGGGAAGGTCGCCCGACTCATCGGCCGGGCTCTGCGCGTCATCACCAGGCGCAGGCTTGCCACCCGGCTCCCCCTTAGCCTTCGGCGCCGTACCTTGGATGTTCTTCTTACGCTGGCTCGCATGATCGATGCCCAGCGCCTTGGCGGCTGCCTTGGTCGCCGCCTTCTGATCGCCGTCATGCTCGAGCAGGCAGAACACATCGAAGGCATCGTTCATGTGCCCGTTCGCCAGCGGGTCGGCGCCGTGGTGCGAATACACCTTGCCGTCCACCACCGTCACACCCGCCAGCCCCGTTGTGCTGCCCGGGTAAAGCCACTTCTTGCCGCGCCGCTTGTAACCATGCGCCGCCAGCAGCTGCTCCACGTCATGCGCCTGGTTGTAGGCGCCCACCACGTCAGTGCTACCGCTTGCGCCAGTGGTTACCGGCCGGCTCGGCTTCGCCTTGGGTGCCGGGCGCTCTTTCGGCGCCGGCGCCCACTCGCAGGCGCCCTGCCCCAGCGGCTTGAAGATCTCCCAGTTGTTCCAGATGCTCAGCAGCTCGCGCGGCAGCTCCGGCAGGCCATCTGCCGAGGGCGGCGTGCGCCAGAAATACGGCTGGCCCGTGTCCGGGTGGATCGACGGCGGCAACACGTCCTGCACCAGGCCGCCGCGCAGCTCGAACACCGTCACCGGCGCCAATTCCTTCTGTTTCGCCCGCATCGTCGCGGTCAGCTCGGCATTGCCAGTTGCCTCGGCCTGCTTCAGCGCTGCAGTGGCCAGCTTATGCTTGCTGCCGTCCGGGTCCAGCAGGTTCGGCCATACCAGGGAATGCCGGCTCAGCTCCACGCCCTCCGGGACACGGAACATCAGGCGGAAGCGCGCCGGGTTGCCCACCAGCGTCGGGTACACCGCCGCCAGGTCATCGAGGTTCAGGTCGAGCACATGCAGCAGCACATGCCGCGTGTACTCCACATGGTCCACGTCCAGCGAGCAAACGCGGCTCGGCCCGAGCACCACGCCCATGTTGTGATTGGGGTTCTTCGTCCAGAATTGTTCGGCCTTGTCGGCATCGGTGAAATAGCCGCCGGGCTTATTCCAACCGTTGCCCTTTGGCGCCTTCTGGCCGGGCTCGATCTTCACCAGGGCCAGCCCGAAGGCCTCGATATAGCGGCGCGCCCAGGCGGCGATAGTTGCGGGAGTTTTCGGAGCGGTCATTCAACAGCCCCCTTCTCCTTGCCCTGCTGGGCAGCTGCGATAGCGCGAGCGCTCCGCTTTCGGAACTCATAGACATAGCCCCGCAATTCGACCAGAGCCTCTTGTAGCTCTGCGCGCGCTTCGCCTACGAACTCCTGCGCCGACTCATCCTCATCTTCAGCAAATTCAGCCGCGACGATGGCCGTGCCGTACTCATCAAAACAACCCGACAGGCGATCCACGCACTTCGCCATGTACTCGGCATGCTCAATGGCATAGTCCTTAGGGCTGCGCCCGGTGCAGTCCGGCAACTCAGCAGCACCAGGCACGTGGGCTTCCAACTGATCAATGCGGCTCCAGCAGCAGTGCACCAGGTCGACGAGCTCGCGGATGGCATCACGTTTCGACTTGCGCTCATAGCGCTTGATCATGCTGCGGCGATCACCGCCGCCATGGATTTCGATAACGCTCACAGCACCGCCCTCCATGCGTTGGCAGCCTGCCAGTACACCTGCAGTGCGACCTTGATCCCTTCCCAGTCGCGCATCGCGTGCAGTTCACGCAGGCGCAGGGCGGCACGGTTCACTTTGGCGCGCAGATGTGCGCGCAGGGCTGGGCGGTTCATGCATCACCTCCCTGCTCATCATCCAGAGCCAGCAGCTTGTCGCGCTCGTCGTCGGGCATGCTTGTCGTCAGAGCCGTCAGCTCGATGGCCTCACGCCAGGTGAGCGGCCGCCCGAGCACTTCGCAACGCTTCACCAGCAGCTGATAAGATAGGAACTCAGCCGGAGTGCCGCCGTTTTCATCACACCAAGCCTTGGCTTCAGCGATTGCACTGGCTGACTTGGCCGCATCCTCGACAACACCCATCACCCGATCCAGCAGCAGGCTCCAGGCATAATCCCGCTCAGCGGTCGGTGTCAGTCCCAGCGCCTGCGCCACGTTGTCCCGGCACTGCTTATCCAGGGCGATCAGCGCCGGGTGACTGGAGGCCTGAACACCACGTGCATCAACGGCCAGCTCGTAACTGAACAGCAGCTCACTGAGCCGGCGCAGCACAGGGTCAATTCCGGGATAGGCTTCGAAACCCAGCATAGCGACGATGGTTGCCATGTCGTACTTGAGCGCATCGAACGATGCCTTGTAGTCATGGTTATTCACCGCGCACCTCCTTTACCCCTTGGCAGCAGACGCAAAAACGGCAACCCGGCACTGCTTGGCGCCGGGCTTCGGGAATGTCGTCACCACAGCTGTCGCACTCGGTCGCGCTCTCGCCCTGGTAAATCACACGGTTATCGATGGCCTGCTGCAGGAGCTCCTGCTGCGCTGCCTCAGCCATTTCCAGTACGCGCTCATCCATCGTGGCGTTCCTCCCCGGCCAGCATCGCCTGCTCGGCGCCGGCGATGATCCCGAGAATCTTGCGGAGCGCCTCATGCCCGTGGTGCTTCAGCGCTTCCACCTCATGCCGCTGCCAGCGGTTGTCCGCGCCGCCGTCGTGCAGGCTGCCCACGAACTCGCCTAGGCGCTTCATCAGCTTGGCCAACGCTTGTAAGGCATCGTTGGTCGCCGTCACCGGTACCGGCTTGAACCACACCGCCCCGGCCGGACGCATCAGCGCGTCCAGCAGGCGCGGGTCATTGGTCAGGCGGATGATGTCCTCGAGCTCGTCCGGGTTCGGCCAGCGGCGCTCCTCGGTCGGGTTCAGCTTCTTCTGCAGGGTGTCGTAACCCGTTACCAGGTCGAGATGCATATCAGTGGCCAGGGCGCCAATGCCGCCCCGATGGTCACGCCCAGCGCGGTAAAGCGCGTGGCGCAGGGAGAGTACCGGGCCAGCGCCCGGCAGCAGATCTTGTCGGCTCATACCTACCCCAAGCCGGCCCCAGGCGGGGCCGGCTGTTGTGTGCTGTGTCTGCCGAGCTGGGCAGTCAGAGTTGCCCCGCTCGACCCCTTCCGCGCCGAGGGTCAGAGTCCCCGGCGCGGTACTACCTAAAACCGCCGTTTAACGACATAGCCAGGCAACCAGGGTTTCCCCTACTATTCCGGCTACGGCGACTCGATGCTTATACGTGCTGTGTCGGCATCGAGCGTCGTGCGCCAGTCGAGGGGTCAGAGCCTCGCTGGCACCGGTGCAAGGGGTCAGAGCCTTGCACCACCCGCCCACCTGTGTGTCAGAGCTCAGGTGGGCAACCCGCTGGCCCCTTCGGGGGCCAGCACCTTAAGCCGCCTTGCGGCGGCTACCAACCGGACGAATCTCGTAAGCCTGATAGCGCCCATCTGGCAGCATGCGTACGCGAATATCACGCCGGGATCTCATCATTTGAGAGATCGCACCCTGCGTCACGCCAAACAGTGCAGCCAGCTCAAGCTGCGTTTTGCCTTCTGTAAATTCGGCCAGCGTCTGGCCAGTGAACTCGTCCATCATCATGCCCTCAATGGGTAACGGCCATGATATTAGGATCGCTGCTCGCCATAGTCAACAAATAACACTGCCAGTATTTGATAGGAATAAGCGTGGCTTATACATTAGCGACATGGACATCACCCTCGACACCCAAAAAGCCGAAGCCGCTGCGCTGAAGGCCATCATGAAGGCCCGCAAGCAAGACGACGCGACACTCACCCAAGAGCGCATCGCAGACCTATGCGGCTGGTCAGGCCAGAGCGCGGTCAGCCAATACGCCAACGGCAAAATCCCGCTGAACATACCGGCCCTGATCAAGTTCGCCCAGGTGCTGAACTTCGCCCCGGCAGAAGTCAGCCCACGCCTGGCCAAGCTGCTTGATGAAGCCACCCACTCACCTTCGCTCGTCGCCCACCACCCGCTCCCTAGCGCAGCGCCAAACCCGACGCAGTCAAACGAACTGATAGGGCTCTACCCCATCGAGGCATGGGACGACGAAACCCCACTCGGCCCTGATGAGGTCGAGCTGCCCTTCTACAAGGAAGTCGAGCTGTCTGCAGGCAAGGGATCAGAAGTCATGCTGGAAACAAGCGGTAGGAAGCTGCGATTCGGGCGGCGAAGCCTGCAACGCAAAGGCGTAGAACCATCGTCCGCAGCCTGTGCTGCAGTCACTGGCAACAGCATGGAGCCTGTGCTGCCTGATGGCTCCACAGTCGGTATAGATACAAGCCGCAAGCAGGTGCAGGACGGCAAGATGTACGCCATAGACCACGCCGGTCTGCTGCGCGTAAAACTGCTCTATCGCCTTCCTGGTGGAGGCCTGCGCGTGCGCAGCTACAACGATGCCGAGTACCCCGATGAACGCTATGAAGGCGAGTATGTGGCCGAACACATCCGCGTCATCGGCCAGGTGTTCTGGTATTCCGTCCTCCTCTGAGCGCCGTTTCAAGCCCCTGGCACGCAAATATTTCATGCCTCAGCGCAAAATATTAGCTTCAGTGTTGACTTAGTAAAACACTGGAGCTAATTTAGTTCGCGTACCCACACTCTGACCTCCGGAGTACGCGATGCAACAGACACAGCACACATCCGCCCAGGTGCTCCTGCACCCGGCATGCACCACCAACCCGGACGCCGTCCGCGCTGTTCAGCAGGCCACTGGCCGCTTTGTAGTGCTCGTAGGCGGCCGCCCCACGCTGAAGCAGCCCCAAACCCTGCCCGCCTTCGAGGACTTCGGCCCTTGGGGAGGTGCAGCGTGAGCCAGGCTATCCAACTACTACTCATCCAGATCATGCAGACGGTCGCCCGCTTGCAGGCGCTCCCTGCCTATCAGGTCATCTGCTACAGCATGGGGCATGTGCAGGAGGTCGATGTGCGCATCTACTCTGCAGATGCCCAATTCGGCCACAACAACCCGCGAGCCGTGCCAATCGCCCGAGCAGCGGCACATTGGCATCGTGATCGCTGGAGCTGCGAAACGGACGATGAATACCATGTCCGCCAGGAAGAATGGCGCCGTGATCTGGAGTTTATGCGCGCTGCCCTGATGGCCTATCTGCCTACCGAGGCAATCGAAGCGGAGCGCGCAGCATGACCTACGCCCTGACCCAGCAGTCCCTCCACGGGCTGCGCCGTGCGCTAACCACGCCCATGTCTATGCAGGCCACGCTCCAGCTTGAGCGCCCTGCCTCGCGCGTTGCGGTCATGCTCGAGCTTGAGCAAGTCGCGGACAAGCTGGCAGTCAGCATCGTGCTGGGCCATCACCGCTCGACAATCCGCCTGCAGGCCAACGACCCGGCCAATACCGCCCACATCCGCGAACAGATCGAAGCCATCGCCAACGGCACGGCCGACACCGCCGAAACCGGCGCGATCGGCACCCCTACTGCCCCGGCACGTGAGCCGTTCGCCCTCGACGCAACGGACGAAGCCAGCCTGCGCCACTTGGTGCGCATGGGCGGCACTCGCCACTTGCAGTGCGGCGTATCGATCACCGTGCACAACACGCTGCAATCCATGCAGCGCGACGCGCTGGTGACAACACAGGTCGGCACGGCGCACCTGCAAGCCGGCACACCGGGCGAGCTGTACGTGGCCGCCGCCACGCACATCGAAGCCGCGCTCAACGCAGCCTGAGGGCCACGCCATGACCCGCACCGTGA